AATTGCTTTGGCGGCTACCATTTTGGCAAAAGCTTCAAGTGCTTCTGCGTAAATACCATCAAGGTACGGACGCATACCAATCAATTTGCATTCTTGTGCCATCTCAATGATTTCATCTTGTGTCATATCAACTTTCGCTGAATAGGCACAAACCGCCATTCACGTTCTGCCCTGCCAGACTTTGACTTGGTGGTCTTGCCCGTTAACTCAACCATGCCAAGCTTAGCCATCTCAGGTAATCGCCTGGCTACCTGATTCCCGTCCAACCCTGTCAATTCTGCAATACCGTCTTTGCCCCTTGCGCCAAACCGCTGAAGACAATTTAAAATTTGGTCAAAGTGCTGACTTGCAAAACTGGCTTGGTCGGCTGCGGCGTGGCTTGTCACCGGATCAAGTGACCTTGCACGTTTAAAAAGGTATGTCATCTTCTTGATCCCTTCTTACTTTGTTTGGTCTGTCAGATTTAACAAATTTGTTATCTTCTGGCTCAAAACACGTTGCCCAACCGTCCCAACCGCCGCCCACAAATGGAATTGAATCTAACTTAACTGACAATTTTTCTGTATTGCCTTCCCAATAAATTGCGCCAATTGTTTTCCATCTTTTCTTTTCTTCACCTGTGGTGTTAATGTAAGTACCTGTGGCAACGACAATATCTTTAAATTTTTTCATGGTCTGCTTTCTATGTAATCGGTTAATTGTTTGACTTGGGAATTGACTTCAGCTAAAAACTTGACAATTTCAGCTTCAATTTCTGCGATATATCTGTCGTCACGATCAATTCGTGCAACAAATAATTGCGCCTTTTCTGGCATTCTGGGATCGAACACACAATAATCTGCCCACTTTCTGCCTGTGCAGGCAAGTTGGAATTGCATCTGGGCATAGTATTTTTGAGGAACTTTTTGGGTTAATAAGGTTTCAATCATTCCCTTAGATTCTGGGCATTTGATTTCACAAATTCCGTCATCATTGATCAAACCATCTGGACTAGCGCCAGCCATTTCAATGGTAGGGTGTGGCACAAATCCAGTTTCTTGCACAAGATAACCTTGATGCAATTCCAGCGCCGCCCGTGCAAAAGGTTCTTGGTCAATGCCCCATTGCATAGCTTGTGATGTAAAACCGTCTGCTTTGGTCTTTGTGATGCGTTCCAGCACCAATTGAGTCATGTATGTTTCGCGGCTGGCGGCATAACCTGTTTTGGTTTTTGCCATTACATCTGCAATTTTGCTAGCGGTTACCTTGCCCAAACGGGCGGCAAACCAATCTTCAGTTCGTTGTTCCATCTGTAATCTCCACTTTTTGTTGCAAAAGAATCAATAAAGCCAAATCCAGTTGGCTGATGGCTTTGTAGGCTTTTTTCCGCAAATCAGCAGTGCGGTCAAATTCAGCCGTGTCCTTGATTGCCTTTTCCAAATGCCATTGGGTCAGTCCCTCAAGGGCTTGCTTGGCCATGATTAAGGTGTTCAGGGATATTTCTTGTTTCATTTGCCCTCCAATGTAGATTTTTTGGCATCCTTACGCGCAATAACCTGTTTCTGCCACGCTGGGTCGCCATTAGCGGCGGCATAGGCGGCTTTGTAGGTCTTTTGGAGTTCCTCTAGCGTGTTTGTCTCGTCCATTGCCGCCATCAGGTCAGCTACTTGGCTTTCGTTAACCGTGGACTTGATCTCGGTGCGGCGGCTGGCGCTGTTGCCATCATCATCTTCTGGCGCAATACCACAGGCGGCCATCAAGGAATAGCGTCTGGCATAGGTCAACGCTGACCCGTAGCCCTGTGGGTCTTGTTTGCTGGCTGGAACGTGCAATACACCGCACTCGAGCATCTCGCCAGATTCGTGGACAAACATGGTTTCCACCATCACGCCGTTGTCGCAGTCGTAGCACTTCTGGATCAGCGCAATGCCATTGTCGTTCAAGCCTGAAATAACCGCTTCTACGCAAGCGGCAAGGTCAGCGTAGCGCGACTTGAAATGCGGGTTTGTAGAGGACTTCAGGGCTGGCCCAAAGGCTCGTTGTGCTTTAACCAATGCGGTTGCGATTTGTTTCATGTTGTTTCCTTAGTAAAATTTTGGGCCACAGGTCACATCCACCAAAGTCTCGGCGGTGTAACCATTGATCTTGCGTTTACCGTAAATCGTGATGGCTCTAAGGCCATTCTTTTCGCATTGTTTGATTGCGTCTATTACCTCATTTCTGCCCATTGGCTGGATTTGTTTATCCATGATCAGTTCTTGTTCGGTTAGTTTTGTTTCGGTAAAGTGGCTGCAACCCACTAGCGCCAGTAGTAAAAATGCGTATTTCATTACGGTCTCCAAACAAAAAGGTCAAACAAAACTACCACAATAGCGGCTACCGAAACAATCCAGAGGGCAACTTGCGCCCAATCACGGGGTTTTTTGTAATGTTCTATGTCAAACATAGTCGTCCTCCCATTTCGATTTGTATTCGCGTTCTAGGCTATCAATGACAGCGGCAGACAGCACGTTGTAAAGGTCTGCTTGCCCAAGGTAGGCGTGCCATAAATTGCCCGTGACGGGGCAAAAATAGCAATCCAGTTCTTCCAGCAAATCGTCATGGATGATGACAACGTGGTCTAAGCCAGTGTCTACCATAATGCGAGCATCGTTGTACGGTAGCGTTTCGATGTGTTTCATGTTTGTTCCTTTAGGGGCTTGCGCCCCTTGGGTTGATTAACGATTAACTGTGCCAACCAATTCGCCATCCATGATCAAAAATAAAATATGTTTGGCAATGTTGAGTGTTTGGCGGCTGCTGTTTTGTGCGCCACCAGCAATTAATTCTTGTGCGTCTGACATAAGGCCAGCGACAACCATGTTTGCGCCAGTAAATTGGTAAGTGATAGATTCTTTGACCGATTCCACATAAGCATCAATATCAGCGACTCCATACATATTGATGTTGCGTTCTTCATGGGCGGTTGTTTGTGTTGCGTGTGTCATTTTGCTTCCTTAAAGACCCTGTGCGAAATTGCTGGGGCATGGGTGCATTGTTAAGCTAACTAAACAAACAGTCAAGGATTATTTGTAGGTGTTTTCCCTAATGTGGCTAAATTGTTAATCTACCTTTACAATACCCGCATGACAAAACAGCAACTAACCCAGTTGGCAGGATCACAGAGTGAGCTTGCTAAGTTACTCAAGGTGAGCCGTTCAGCGGTCTGCCAGTGGAAAGCTGTGCCTGAGCTGCGAATGCGGCAGTTGAAAGATTTGCGACCACAGTGGTTTGTATTGGATTAAAATGTGGACTTGGCTACCCTTAGCGGGGGAAAAGGCGATTCGTTACCGCCCTGCCACAGTCTCTTTGTAACGGCGACCGACAACGTGAGGTTTATATGCACTACTACCAATTCAATATTGGTGACTATCTTAGTCACACAAAGCATCTTGATTTAATGGAAGATTTGGCCTATCGCCGACTTCTTGATCTTTACTATTTACATGAACGACCGTTGAACAGCGGTATAGCGTCTGTTGCACGGCAGATCGGTATGCGTGACCATGAGACAGAGGTCAAAACTGTGCTTGAGGAGTTTTTTAACCTGTCTGATGATGGGTGGATAAACCATCGAGCAGACAAAGAAATTAAGCATTTCCACAGCAAAATTGATCAGGCATCAAGGGCTGGTAAGGCATCTGCTGAACGGAGGATGAGCGCACGTTCAACGGACGTTCAACTAACCAATAACCAAGAACCAATAACCAATAACCATATTAAAGAATCTAAAGATTCTTTGTCGTCAGCAAGACTGCCGACTTGTCCACATCAGGAAATCTTAGAGCTTTACAAAAAACATTTACCTCAGTTAGCGCAGCCAAGGGTTTGGGATGGGGTCAGGCAGACCAACCTACGGCAGAGATGGTTACAAGCTGCCAAACCGTCTGTATTTAGCCCACAAGGGTATTCTTCTCAGGCAGAGGGAATGGCATGGTGGGATTCATTTTTTGCTTACATTGCCAACGATACCAAGCTGGCACAGGGATTTGAAACCAAGGACAGGACATGGCGACCTGATCTTGTGTGGATTGTGAACGCAACCAATTTCGCCAAGATAATTGATGGAAAGTACCAAAAATGAGCTTTGCTAAACCAGAATCTAAAAAAGACGACAATTTTGATGCGGTGCAAAAACTGATGTGCTCAGTACACGGCTGCCCAAACCGCTGGTCTGTCCAAATGGATGGCGAAAAGCCCAAGTGTTCTAAGCATCAATGGCAAAAAACCGATAAAAAGCCGCCAGTGCAAAGCTGGCATGACGTTGGAGAGCAGTTTTAAAATGAATGATGAACACAGAAAAATTGCCAACAGCATCCTTAGCCGACTCAAAGACGGCGAAGAATTTAGCCAATCTGTCATCCGAACAGCGCTTATTGATGTTGGAGACCTTGCGCCAGACCGAGGCGAGGGATTGGATCAGGCGGTACAGGAAGAAGATCAGGGAGGAGGGGAAAGCCGAAGCCTTAGCTTGGTGGCAACAAACCTTATCCGACTTAGCGAAAAGGCGTGGTCAGAAAGCCGTGGACGACTTGCGGAGACGCATGAATGAGGGCGGCAAAGATTGATGCAAATCACGAAGCGGTTGTATTGGCGTTACGGTCGGCTGGCGCTACAGTGCAGTCTTTGGCTGGTGTTGGCAAGGGTGTACCTGATTTGCTGGTGGGTTATCAAGGCCAAACCCTTTTACTTGAGGTTAAAGACGGCTTTAAAAGCCCGTCAAGGCGGCTTTTGACTGAAGACCAGCTAAGGTGGCATGAAGGTTGGAAAGGCGGCGCATTGGCGGTTGTAGACAACCCTGACGCGGCTTTACGCATACTGGGGGTGCTGAAGTGAGAAGCCTTGAGCAAAACCGTCTTATGTGGGCAAACCTTGAGGACATTGCCCAGCAAGTGGTTTGGTACGGTCAAAAGCTACCCAAGGAAGAATGGAAAGACGTTTTAACCGCCGCATTAAAAAAACAAAAGATTGTGCCTGGCATCGAGGGCGGATTTGTGGTCATTGGCGCAAGAACAAGCAAAATGAGCGTGGCAGAGATGAACGAGCTGATTGAACTGGCTATTATGTTTGGCGCACAACAAGGCGTTAAGTTTAGGGCTTTAGAGGAATAAAAAAAGGGATCGGCACAAGGCCGACCCAAAGTGATCACCGTAAGCATAGAAAATCGGCAACCAAAAAGAAGTGTATCTATGTTTCAAAAACATCAATATGTAAGGTCAAAAAAGCTACTCAAACTGGTGGCGGGCCTTAATTGCCAAGCCTGCGGGTCGGGCAATATGGTGCAGGCGGCGCACACAAACTGGGGCGGTGGCAAAGGCAGGGGCGTTAAGGCTGACGACAATCTGGTGGCTGCGCTATGCCTCAAATGCCATTACGAAATTGACCAAGGCAAAGAGTTAAGCAAAGAAGAACGGCAAGAAATGTGGGAACAGGCACACATTGCCACCGTAAAAAAACTGTACATTCAAGGACTATGGCCTGTTGACGTACCCATTCCAACGTTTACAATTGATGTGCAGTTGTCTCCTTTGCAGGGGCATTGACCCCTGCTTTTTTTAGGATAACCATGAAAAAAGACGTAGCCGACTTTATTTCCACGCTGTTTCACAGCTCCACGGTGACGCATTTCATGCACCTGAGC